TAGATGCAAGGATTAGCGACACTACTGGCTTGCCAACGTCATTTGCGGTCAAAGCATACGCAGATGTAATATCTGGAGAGTTTAGAACTGTCGAGATTGATGTTGGAGCATTCCAAAAGTTCAAGAAAGTTACCATTAACGATGCGAATATAACAGAGATAATCTCAGTTGTTGATACTGATGGTAATGAATATTTTGAAGTTGAAAACTTGTCAGAAGAGGTCGTCTATAAAGAGCAAATCAACGTCAATCAATCGACCAGACAACAGTCTCCTTCGTTGCTTATTCCGACACCAGTACCCAGAAGATTCATTACAGAGAAGTCTTTAGCAAACACTGTATTGGTGTTTGGGCATGGATCGGAAAACACAGTAGAAGAGAATAGAGTTCCAGAACCCTCGGCAGTCACATTCCAACAGTTTGGAAGATCATACGTCACTGACACTACTTTTGACCCCAAAAACTTAATCTCAAACAATGCTTTTGGTATCGCACCAGAGAACACTACTCTTACAGTCAGGTACAGAAGAAATATTGATGCAACAACAAACTCCAGTGTTGGCAGTATTGTTAATGTGGCAACTGCGGTTATTGATTTTAATAATATTGAAAATACTACCGCAACACAGAGAGCAGATGTTCTAGGATCTTTGGAATGTTTCAACGAAGAGCCTATTAATGCCAGTAGTGCAATCCCGACACTCGAAGATCTAAAACAGTTGGCTCTTGATGCGTTTGCTGCCCAAAACCGAGCCGTCACAGCACAAGACTACGAAGCACTTTGCTATACGCTACCTTCCCAGTTTGGCAACATCAGGAGAGTCCGAGCAGTTCGAGACGCAGATGCGAACAATAGAAACATCAATCTATATGTTTTATCATCAGATCAAAATGGTAGGCTTGAGGCTCCTAACTTAGCTACTAAAAACAACATCAAGAACTGGATCAATCGCTACCGCATGATTGGCGACACTATTGATGTCCAGAACGGTATCATTATTAATGTTGGGATTAACTTCTCAATATCCGTATTGCAGCCGTATAACGCTTTTGAGGTTTTGGAGAACTCACTTCTAGCGATTCAAAACTTCTATTCTAGACCCACATTTATTGGTGAGCCGTTAAGTATTCTTGATGTATATTCGGTTCTTAAAGAAGTGGACGGTGTTGCCGATGTTTCTAAGGCAGAGTTTGTCGTAAAGACTGGAACTAATTATAACGACAACTTCATTAACTTGGCAAGATATACAACACCTGACGGTCGCAGAATCATCCCACCAGAAAATGTTGCTTTCCAAGTCAAGTTCCCAACTACCGATATTAAGGGAGAGATTAAGTAATGGGTATCAAAAGATATTATGCTACAAAAGATAACACTATTACGAATGCTTTTGAGGCTAACTTAACTACTCGCGGTACTGGTTCAAACATGGGTGCTGCTGATATACTTGAAGTCTTTTCTATTTATGGGCAAGCAAGCTCTTCCTCAGGGCTCACAACTGAGAAGTCAAGAGCCATTATTGAGTTTGATACAACACAGATTTCCACTTCTAGGACATCTGGTGAAATACCTGCTTCCGGGTCTGTGAACTTTTATTTCAAACTCTACAACGCCAAACACGGCCAAACTCTTCCAAAGCAGTTTAATCTTGTGGATGCGTCTATATCACAGTCTTGGACCGAAGGTGTCGGCCTTGATATGGAGAACTATTCTGATGCAGGTGTTTCAAACTGGATTTCTGCAAGCCAAGGCAATGCTTGGGCAAGCCAAGGTGGCGACTTTTTAACGGCCTCTGGCGATCCCACTGGTAGCCAGTTTTTTGATATTGGAACAGAAGACCTTGAAGTTGATGTAACAACTATTATTGAAGAGTGGCTGGATGGTACACGACCAAACTACGGTCTTGGCGTATTCTTTACCTCTTCTGAAGAAGATTCTACAAGCCGTTCATACTACACCAAAAAGTTCTTTGCTCGCTCCTCGGAGTTCTTTTATAAGCGCCCAATCATTGAAGCCCGCTTTGCTCCAACTGTATTTGATGATAGGGGGCAGTTCTACTATTCAAGTTCTCTTGCGCCCGCAGCGGACAATCTAAATACACTTTATTTATACAATAGGGTAAGGGGCAGACTTGTAAATATCCCTTCTATTGGCACCGGAAACATTTATGTTTCGGTCTTCTCTGGCTCAACAGCGCCAAGTGGTGCGGCACTAAACTTGGTAGTCGATAACACAAATGTTAACTCGGGAGCACCTACAGTCGCAACCGGTTCCCATGTTTCAACTGGTATTTACAAGTGTACTTTTGCTATCACAGCTTCATCTACTCCTTTGGAGACCTTGTTCGATGTCTGGCATAACGGAGATCTTACAACACAGTTCAAGACCGGCTCTATAGAACCGATCACATTTGATGCTTCTACAGATGCCTTCTCCGAGAGATATTTGAATAAAATCACAAATCTTAAGCCTGTTTATTACCCGGATGAAACAGCACAGTTTAGAGTTTATACACGTCCAAGAAACTGGTCTCCAACTATTTATACTGTATCTACTGCGAGACCTGAAACAACAATCATTCCAAGTTCAAGCTTCTCGGTATACCGTTTAGCAGATGATTTAAAAATAATTCCATTTGGTACTGGCTCAGATCTCGAAACCTTGTTAAATTATGATGACAGAGGAAATTATTTTGAGTTGGACATTGGAATGCTCGAACCAGATTATGGATATGGCATTCAACTCTGCCACTATAATGAATATACCGGCAAGTGGGATATTCAGTCAGAAGTGTTCAAATTTAGAGTAGAAAAACTTCAGGCAGAGTAATTAGTACTAGAGGATAAGTATGCCAAAAGCAAGAGATCTGTTTGGGCCTAAGAAGGTCGTCCAAAACACTAATCTTGAAGAGAACTTTAACGATATTGAGTCCGTTCGGAACCTCCGAGCCAAGGTCGAACTCAAGAAGCGTTTGATCCCTAATATTAACTTTAGTAGTGCTTCTAGCTTTGCTAAGTTTGGTTCTGCTGAGCTTTACTATCGCAGTGCGATGGAGAACATCTCAAATCAGTATCCGTATGATGGATCTGAATATGAGAAGGTTCAGTTTCTAAACTCCTCGTCTTATATCGACCTATATATTTTCGAGAATATTTATCCTCGACAGAATGGTCATATTGTATTCTCATCAGATGGTTGGGGAACACAAGCAAGTACAGCAGGTGGTTATGGCCGTCCTGCGACTCCAGAATATATCACTATTCGCGGAACTATGAACACTGCTTCTGGCGGCATGATAGGCAAGCCACTTAGCGACACTTTCGATTTGTCAAACAAGTATGACGAAGACCCTTATGATACACTTGGGCTCACTGACTTGGGTCGCAATGGAACAAGAACTGATAACTTCTTAATGGATTTCAATAGAGGTGTGACAGTTGAGTTCTGGATGAACAAAGCTGAGTTTATACCTAGCTTGACAGAGAAGGAAGTCATTTTTGATCTTTGGAACGGAGAGACTTCTGGTAGCGACTCTTATGGCCGAGTAACACTATATGTTAGTGCTTCTGCTGACGGCTCAGATCCATTTAGGTTGAATCTATTTTCTGGATCTTCAGGACAGCGCGACATAGTTCTTAACACCAGCCAAACCACTGGTACCCTAGCAGACGGAAACTGGCATCACTACGCAGTATCTATCAAAAACCCAACAAGTGGCAATGATAGGATTCGAGTTTACCTAGACGGCGAACTAAAATCTACATTCACTTCATCATTTAACCTCGGTGATGTAACAGGCGGGATTAAGGCTCGCATCGGCGCTCTCCTTACCGCTCCCTCTGGCACCACAGCCGTCGCAACTGCTGGTAAGCTATCCGCTTCACTTGATGAGTTCCGGTACTGGAAGACAGAAAGATCCGTCGAAAATGTTGCTAAGTATTACAGAACGAATATTTATGGCGGTGTAAACACGGATATAGCAAACACTGAACTTGGCGCATATTACAAGTTCAACGAAGGTATTTCCAATATAGATACTCTAGATTCTGTAGTCCTTGACTATTCAGGAAGAATCTCAAACGGTAAGTGGACTGGCTACCCCGGATCTGGGGCACGGTCAACCAGTTCTGCTATTGTATTGGCAGGTGTAGCGCCTCAAGAGTTCAAAGATCCAGTCATATACAAGAACCATCCAGACTATATCTCAACATTGAATGCACTGGTAGCAAGTGGAAGTTTGCATGACTCTCAGAACTCTTCCATGTTGTTCAACACTTTCCCGAACTTTGTTATTGACGAAGATGTAGACAACAACTTGAAACAAACAGTTCAGATTGTTGCAAATACTTTTGACGAACTCTACCTACAGATTCAAGAGATCAATAAAGTAAAAGATATTTCTTATGGATCAAAAACTTCTCTAGAAGAAGACATAGATCAAAAAGCATATCCAGATATGGACAGAGTTCTTGAGTCTGTTGGTTTGGACACTAAAGAGCTTTTCAATAATGAAACTCTACTAGAGTTTGCAAGAAATAGAAATGATAAGAAGATATTTAAGAACCCATTAGATCTTACTGATGTTAGAAATCAGATCTATAGCAACATCTACAACAACGCAGTTCATTTATTAAAGTCCAAAGGTACTCAGAAGTCAGTAAGAAACTTTTTAAGAACAATTGGAGTTTCTGAGCAGATCGTACAGCTTAAGGGTTACTCTTCTAACAGAAAGTATACCATCGAAGATCGCTTCGAGAACAACTTGCTTCCAAAAAAGTATATTTCTTTTGATAGCGGCTCGCTACTCAACGCTACAATCTTTCAGACTGCATCTTCTGGTAATCCAAACGCACGCGGGCAGTTCTATGTAACAGGGACCCAGAATGCCACCGGATCTTTCTCTTCGGAGGTAAATGTCTTTTTCCCTCGAAAGAAAGAGGTAGACGAGGTTGGGTACTACACGACTAACTTCTTGACATCATCAATATTTGGTATTCACTTACTTGACAATACGGGTTCATACAACTTTAATACACCTGATAGCAACTTCCATCTTGTCGCACTCCGGCCTTTTGAAGAGTCTAGAGATGCTAAGTTTGCATTAAGAAATGCAGCCGGCAGCATTCTTCTTACCTCTAGTCTTTACAAAGAAGTCTATACTGGGAACGAGTGGACTTTCGCAGTCTCAGTGTTTAGTGATTTGGAAGATTGGGGTACGGGTGTCAGCGGATCATCTCCAAAATACTTTTTCTCATTATCGGGCTATAACACCGAGGGTGATTTTGTAAAGGATAACTTTACTGTTTCAGCTTCAGTGGCCACTGCTTACGCACAGAGGCTGCTAACTAAGGAAAAGACCTATTTTGCTGGTGCCGACAGAACAAACTTCTCCGGAACGGTTCTTACAAAGACAGATGTCGAAATCGGACACATCAGGCATTACGATAATGTTATCCTTTCGCAGGAGGCCGTAGAAGCCCACGCTAAGGACCGTAATATTTTCGGCACATCAAGAGCCACAAAGAACTTCTCCCTATTTAACGCAGGGGCAGCAACCGGCTCATACATTCCCGAAGTAAGCACTATCCTATTCAATGTAGACTTCCAGACAGTAACTGGTTCAGATTCTTCTGGTGAGTTCTTGGCTGTTGACTTTGCTTCTGGTTCTTTGTCCGCAAGTCAAGATATTCGTAATGATTATACCGCTCCTTACGGAGCAGAGTTTGCTACTCAATATGAGTTTAAGGGCATCGGATTCCCTGCTAGTAGTACAGGCTTCGTTGACAACAAGATTATCATTGGTTCCGATATTCAGTTCCCTGAACAGGTCAATACTTCAGACCTTGTTAAGGTTCTAACTTCTGACGACGAAGTATTTAACAGTGACTTCAGTCCAGAAACTTTATATTACTCTTTAGAAAAGAGTTTTGCGGGTGCATTCTCAAGAGAAATCGTAGATTTTATCGGCAATGTTACAGAGTTTAACAACATTATTGGTGAAGCTGGTGCATTCTATCGCCAAGACTACGGTAAGCTAGACAATCTCAGAACTCTGTTCTTCCAGAGGGTAAGAAGCGTTAAGGACTTCAACAAGTTCTATGATTATTACAAGTGGTTTGATGATAGTGTATTCAACTTTATCCTACAGTTGGTACCAGAAACAGCAAACCTTAGAACAGGTATGCAGGACATTATTGAGAATCATATGCTCGAAAGAGACAAGGTTCTAAATCCATACCCTCTTTTCCGTCAAGTTGTGGAGGACACAAATACTTTTGGTGCAACGCTACAAGGTATTAATGATCTAGATTACAACTGGAAGTATGGTCACGCACCCGTAACAGACACGACCAATCAAAATAATAATGCAGTTTGGTGGCAGCAGAGAGCAGAAAGAACTGGATCTGTTAGCAGTGGAGATAACTCTGTAGACGCTGATATAGCTTCAATCAAGATTATTAAAGAAAGCAGAAATATTCGTGAATATAGAAAGAACTTTACTCCTGCTGGAGTTTCATATTTCAAACCTGACTCTGTAAATAATCAGATCATGGAAAATGTCTCTGTTAAGATTGAGCAAGACAAAACTGTTTTTGGTGGCCTTAATGTTGCCGCACGGAAAGATATTAATCTACTTCGCAGTATTGTAAGCCGCTTTGTTGACGCAGCAGATATTAGAGTTCGGTCTGACTTTGTTGAAACTTTAACTATTAATGATGATGTTGAACTTGACGATAAGAGAAAAAGGGATTTTGACATTCAGTCATTTGATGGCGATCTTGGTAGAAAAGTATCAAACTTTGCTAGTGGAAATGTAGAGACACTTTTCCCCGGTAATATTCTTAGTGCCTCCTACAATAGCCCCTCTCTTGCCGGCTATAATAATACTGCGGCAAACAACATTAACATTGGCAACATTCATTTGGACTATGGTCTAGCAAATGAGATCCCAATGCAGGGAGTCTTTACCGAAGCCCATGTTGGCGGCCTACAATATCGGCATAATGATCTCAATACAAGCTCAGCGACAACTGAACGCCCTGAAGGATTTAAGATTGGCTACAATGCCACACAACAAAGGGTCTTCCTCGGCCCACCACAAGCAGCCAATCTTGCAATCACAACTGTAGACACAGATCTCCCATACGCTCCTTGGACCCGAGACGAAGGTGCGAAGCGTCCGATAAACATTCGGAATATCAAATACGGAACAGGCTCACAAGTATACGGTAACTATCGTTACGAATACAACTTAATGCAACTTAATGGCCGAAATACAAACAATCCTGACTTTGTTAAGGCAGAAGGATTTGGAACAGGAAGTTTGACTTCTTCGTTTATAACAGGCGTCGCAGATTATACGAAACCAACGAGACCAGCAAGAAAGCAAATTATTGTTAACCGCTTCTCTTCTCCCGGTGATCCGCTTACCGCAGGCGACAACCAAGGTGGTGTTGGTCTGGATTATGAAGCAGCAGAGTTGAGTCCTTACAGTCATATGAACTACAGGAACTTGGTAACAAGAATACCTCTTAATACGATATTCCTTGTTAACCATGCTGTTACAGGTGGCTTCAGTAGTGATCAGAACAATAGTGGCACGATTCTTTATAATCCGTCAAATGTAACTTCATCGAACTATCTTGGAACTTCTTCTGTATTTGGCGTAGGTGTTCCAAGTTTCCATAAGACTCAAAGAGCAGGAAGACAAGTAAGATGGTCATACACCGGTTCTGACTTCTTGACAGGAGCAGCGGCTAATAGCACAACAAAGACCCTCTACGACAACTACTATGTTGTATCTTCTTTGCCGGGGTCAGAACTTCGTTATGCTTGGATTACCTCTTCATATGAGTCAAGCTATATTCTAGGTTATCAAACCGCTGATGGCGAAGTATCTACCTCTGCTGGGTTAATCAGTGAGATAGTGTTCACATCTGGATCTGATAGAAACTCTTCACTTTCATTTGTTGGTGCTAACCTATATGTTGTGACTGATGGCTTGCGCTCCGCAGTTCCGACAATCGACACAAATACATTGACAGTCACTTTCCCCTCCACATCAAGTGTATTGGTAAACGACTTTATTCTCAATACTAATGGCCCTTATGGTTACTCCTCATTTAAGCAAGTAAGAGTTGGAGAGAATAGAGTAAATCGGTACTTGAAGAATAATAACTTGTTTGCTTACCCAAGCACGACGGAAAGAACAGTATTTGATCCGTTCCCGATTTCCAGAACTATCATTGAAGAAACAACTCTGGTAACAACCCAATCAGTTATTTCTTGCAGATACGATCCAGTTGAAATCAGAGTCACGATTGATGGCAGAGATCATATCCTTAATGTAGAGAACGGAAACCAAAAGCTGTACTTCTCACAAGATGTCATCAATAACGGCTATGATTTGATTGCCGGAGCCAATGATTCGGCCTTTGACAATATGATAGGCACCCTCACAGAGGACGATACTTTTGTCATCAATAACATTAAGTACCGTGAAACTATTTGGCCGTCAGAAGAAAACTCATATCTTGAGAAGGTTCGTGAAAGAGCCGGTTTCCAAAACAACTTCTGGAGAGATACGCAGACCAACAGAAGTTCAAAGGGTGGTAATACCAAACCTTTCGGTGCAACTGATAACAACTCCTTCTATGCTAGATCGGCTTGGGACTTGGATATATTTGATGAGTTTGAAACAGCGACATTTAAGACTGCTGGAAACTCTGGTACAGGAAAGACTTCTACTCCGGGTGCAAACACAAGCCCATCGGCTTTTGACACTAAGCCCGGAATACTACAGAACACTACAACTTACAACAAAGTTCGTAATAATGCGACTGGTGGGCCTAGTTTCCCCGGCCAGCCGCGTCTTGGTGGGGCAACAAATATCAATGTCCAGCCTCTACTTTACAGGAACCACTTCCTCCAAGACCCACGCAGCACAGTTTCTAGACACGGTATGCAAATTGAATTGAGTGGCGGTGTTCCTATTCAAGATTTGCCAAACCCACCCGGAAGTGCAAGTAACCATGTATATTCTTTGCTTGGTTCAGGGTTTGCAAAATGGGAAGCAGGCGCTCAAGCCGGATACTTTACTTCTTCTAACGGGGTAGAGACATTTGCCAGTAAGTCATCAGCGCCATTTGACGATAGTTACGATGTCTATAATCTAGACGTCAAGACAAAGAGAAAAGACCTTTCTATTATTCCAGAATATATCTCTTCAGATTTTATTGGGCTAGAGAATATTGATGTATTTAGTTCTTCCTCATTCAATGAGAACTTCTCGATCAAATTGTCAAATCCCTCTAGAGATGCAGTCAGGCCACTGCTGAGAGGACTACCACAGAACTCTTCACAAAAAGATTTCTTCAAGATTTACTCACACAGTGATTTTCTGAAACATTTTGATGAGGTTAGAGACGGTGCTGCTGACGGTGGCTTAGAGCCGGGTGCTCTTACTTTGCGCTTCAGAGGAATCAAAAAGTTCTTGCCTTATAATGGTTTCTATCCAGCCGAGCGATCAACAGAAGTAGCGCAGAAGTTCTTTGATGTTTATCGCGACACATCAATAACGCTTCCAAGCGGTACTGCTGGGACTCAGTTCTCGGATACAAATAAATATAGACCTGTTCTGCAAACGCTTTTTGCACCGGGCCTTCTTTACAATGCTGTTAAGTCTGGTATGGCTGTAGATTATCCAATATTTACTGGGTCATATAGCGAAACAGCCAGAGTTATATCTCCGGGCTTAAACGAGAATGATAGTCCAGCAGGCAGTACAATCAGGTATAATGCATATCGAGGCATTGGATCTGACTTCCACAAGAGGATTCCATTTGAGGCGCTTTACAAGCCATCATTACTGCAAGGCGTAATCGTGGATAATGAGCCAACACAGATGGCTAACTTAGGGCCGATTAGTAACCGCTTAACGAACATCGTTAATATTGCCAGTAATGATAATACTTACATTGATATGGTGAATAACTATCTAGCAGAGTCAGTCAACTTCTTCTTAGACAGTGGGCAGACAACGAGGATTCTATCTGATAGACAGGCTAACTTTAATACTGTAACTCCCGGTAAAGCATATGGAATGAGAATCAAGATGTATCGTTCCGCTGATAGAGCTAGACTAAACTCTGGTAGTTATGGGAACTATCCTGTACCACAAATTGTTGAAGAAGATTTTAAGAGACCAGAGATATACATTTATATTAACAAGGGGCTCTTGGCCGGTTCAGAAGTCGGTGCAATATATCCAGAATTCCCTTGCATTGCAGATTCAGCAGATACAAATTGGAGATCCAATTTTTCTGCATCATTCATATTTTCTGGGACAACACAAGGAATTTGGAGAGTTGATGGCAAATCATCTTTTGATGCTTCTTCAGAACAGGACGATACTTACAGTGCAGCCGGTAATGAGTTTGAGTTTGACACAGTGGCAGGCCCCGGTCAGACTAGAAACTGGCAATCTGTCGCACAAAACTTGGTGTCTGTAATCAACCTAAGCCCGCATTACAATGCAACAAGTTTTGAAGCTGAGATTGACTACACTGCTATCACCAGTGGTAGTTGTGCTGGCACTTTACCAAGCACAGAAGAATATTCAGACTTTGTAGTAATCAAAGTGGAGTCCGTTACTAATGAAGACGGAGTGACGCTTCATGTGTCTAATAGTAATACACCTGCTAATACTGATAATGGCCTAGATAACTTCTTCTTTGTAAGCAACCAGAACCTAGCAGACATTGATGAGGATATTACAACCCAAACAGATAATGCGAAAGCTCGAATCGGCTCTGGTAGTTTTACAGGTGCTGGCGCAGCGAATACTTACGCTCGCCCAACCGTCACTATGTATTCACGACCAACTGCTTTTGGACCGCCTATTGTTGGTATGACAGGAACAAACTCACCTGCAAGTGTATTCTCTGGCACATACGACTCTGCAAACGGTTATAACTTGCCATATACCCCTCCTTATTACGATGGAGAAGCTTGGTTGGATGTTGTTTATGTGCCACCGGGAACCAGCATTTCAGGCGCTACAGCAGCCGATCAAGAAGGATTCAAGCCCGTCATTACCGGAGACCCTAACTCAAGCAAGCAGTTGTTTAGTTTCCCTGACTCGGATGCCGCAACTACATTTGATAGAAGACAAGACGGTCTTTTTGTCAAGTATTGGCGATTTGATAAGGATGCGGGCGAGAATCCGGGCAGAGGTGACGGCCTTCCAGCGAGAGACGATAGACTCAACAGCAACGCAATGCAAATTTCTGCAAGCATTGATGCCTTTGAGGTCGTCGGTGAAGGTGATGATGCTAGGTGGTCAATCCAGCTTAAGTTTGAAACTCCTGTTCTGAACTTCGGGCACCTTACATCTTATAGTTCAGTCACACAACCAAATGGAGAGCTTTCTGCTTCTGTTCCTCGTGGTATCTGGCATCAGTTTGGTAGAATACCAAAAGAGGATGAAGGCATTTACTTGAAGGTCGAAGAGATTCCTGTAAACTGGCTTAACAACCACCCAAGTGGCGTCATTGGCACTGGACGAGATCAGACTGGAGTTGGGGCAACCGGTGCTGGAAACGCATACACTATCAGGCCGTTTGGGGATGATTCGATTGCTGTTGGCGTAGACACAGATATTTCGTTGGCAGATGTTTGCGGGTTTACTAGCGAGCCAGTCAAGGTTGGCAAGCTAAGAAAACAACTTACTGTTAGAGAAGCTGTTGTAGCTATCCCATTCCGGAATGTAAACGGCGAGAAAGAGTTGTTTAGCCTAGTTCAAGATAATGAAGGAGCTAGAGAGAGAATCCAAGACATTATTGCCACTGTAGATGATAGCACTTCGCCAAACGCTCTAAACAGTGTTGGTAAGCAAATCCAAAAGATGAAGCGATATAACTTCCCTCCTTATCTTGACTTTATCAAGTACGCCGATAAGGTTGAGCCTTACAGCGCATACATTTTTGAGTTTGAGCATACTTTTGATGAGAACGATCTAAGTTACATTTGGCAGAACTTGACTCCACCATCTGGGCAGATAATCGAGGAAGTTGAAGAGACAGTTACTCACAATCTTCGCACGAGAGAACTACTTGGCTGGTACAGCGAAGTCTTCTACAGAAACGAAATCCCAGAGGATATTCAGTGGATGGTGTTCAAGGTTAAGCAGAAAGCAAAGACAAGCTATGAAAGAGATATTCTTGGCAAAACAGTATCTGAGGCTGAAGGCGAGAGGTTCTTTGGCTTTAACTGGCCATACGATCACTTTAGCCTTGTCGAGATGGGCAAACTAGATGTTCAAGTTGATATGCTTTCTAACGAGTTTATTAGACAAGACATCTCTGGTATCAACGATCAGCTACAAGGGACTAATCAAGAAGGCGTCTTCAGTGCTGATGTTGCATCGAAAGCAGAGACTGCAAGATCGCAAGGTGGGCTAACTCAGTCGCCAGCAGGCACTAATCAGCAAACCGTTATTGCAACTCAGCCAGACGGCACTCAAACGACAGTTGTGGTAACGAGCAACCCAAACTCTATTAACCAAGGCGGAAGTAGATAATGACCTTCTTTAATCAGAAAGAAAACATTCTGGAATTTAAGCTTACTGGGTATGGCGAAAGTCTTTTAGCACAAGGCAAGTTTAAGCCTGAATATTATTCTTTTTCTGATGATAGTGTTAACTATAACTTTTCTTCTTCCGGAGAAGGTCAAAACAATATTGATGGCCGGATCAAACTAGAGACACCTTACTTGCGAGTACAAAAGAATAGATTTTCCACTTCTAAAGATAATAAATCTATTAATATTACCGGCATTGATTTAGAGACCGAAATAGCGAAAAGAGAATCATTAGGAAAATGTAATACGATTTCAAGTGGCAGTTCAAGACTAAAAATATTTGTACTAGATAATGAAATCGAGACATTTAGTAACTTCTACACTTCTTCCAATGAAACACATCCAGACTTACCTATACCACAATTTGATGTGAACCTTGAGTTTAGTACGGCGATAGATGATTTTGAAAATCCAAAAGTTGTATTTGAGCCAGACACTGGGCTAAGCCAGCAAGAACTGTTCGTAGATGGCGGTTCTATTTATGTTAGTTCCGAACAAGTTACTCTATTGATCCAAGAAGAAGGTGTTCCATCTAGTTTTGGAGACTTTGAAGTTGAGGTATTTGAAGTATTAGAAGAGGGTACAGCGTCCGCTGAAGTTCTGAGAAAACTCACTTTCCAAAAGCAAATAGAAGATTTATATGTTGATAGTGATAATATCTATCTGACAGATGCTCAAAGAAATGAAAAGCTTAATCTTGTCAACAAGTACCCAAATACAACAGATGATGTGGAATACTATTTCAATGTATTTACCGATGCATATAATGAAATACCCGACAATTTTATATGTTCTCTAGTAGCAGAACTGAGAAGAAAAGATTTTGCTTTGGATGCTTCTATCGAGGAGATGTGTCTGAGAGAAGAAGTGAATGTAGTCAAGGATAATGCCTATATCAATGGCCTTCCTAGCTCCGATAAGTGTTAAATATTCATAGGAAACTAGTTAGTAAACGATGGCTGAACTTAATTTTACATCCCTAAGAGATACAATCGTACCTCCTTCGTACATCGAAGAAGTTGTGATTCGTTATCCAAATGAAAATGATATAAATATCTTTAACCAACCCGGCGTTAGGTTTATTGACGAGTATGGAAACGAGAAGTTTACCACAGCGCCTATTGTTTCTGAAGAGCAACAAGTAGAAAATACTATCATGCTAGACACAAAAGTCTTCTTGATGCTCAATAAGAAAACATTTGAAGATCTTCAAATCAGACAACAGATGCAGTTGTATGTTTTGATCGCAGATAATAGGCAGAAAATAAACCTATTAAGAGGTGGCGACTATAAGTTTGAAGAACTGCAAGGGCTCTTGACAAGTGGTGAGATAAGCTATAAAACTATCCCGTTTAGAGATTTAGAAGAAAATATATCACTTGTATCCTCTGAAGAGGTAGAGTATTATAAGCTTACCAAAACTGTTACAATGCAGACCAAGGAAAGCAAAAACATTGCTGTATTTTCTTTTGTAACTATTCCAACAGATGCTAAGCAAAATGCGAGAGTATCATTGGCATCAAGCAACATGCTTTATGGCAGAGTTACCGGTGAGCTAGTGCTAAACCAAGGCACCGTCCCTAATCAGTATTATTATTTTTTGAACTCTGAAAATCAAATATGGGCCGGCGCTGTCCACCGGCACACCCCGGATGGCTCACAGTCCTCAGTATACATGGAAGGACTTAAGCATGTTGACGAACCTCATGATACCCTGACGCCAGAGAAAACTAATGTCTATAAGGTATTCGATAATCGAGCTACCGATATTGAAGTTATCTTCAACACTGTTTTGCAAAACTTTAACTTTATAGAAGAAACTAAGATTCTGCAAGACAGTCAGACCTCAGAGCTTTTGTCGTTTGTTGCCAAGACATCAGGCGTAAGTCCGTTAATCTCTAGTATTGTTAAGAAAGAAAGATTAAATCTTGTTAATAAGCCAGTAAAGCACACCAGTAATGTAATGTTTTTGGATGCCGAGCAGATCTTAAGAGAGAACTCTTTATATGCCAGCCTGATTGATCGTCTGGATCAGAATGAACTTGACTATGTTAAGAAGATTACATATGTTGAGAACTTTGAGGTTGATCGTGTCTCTGTTTTAAACAGCGAAGAAAGACAAGAGACGATTATTAGCACCTCTTTTAAGGAAGGGGATGTCACTGGCAAAGTACAGATAAAAAATGTATCTGACTCACTCATAACCTCTGATAATAAGTATAGCGTCTATGCATACTATGAAGAAGAACAAACAAACTCATTTGGCAACCCACTACAAAAATACAAAGTCCTATCCTTCACAGACGAGATCCCACAGGTTTTAAGGAAGTCAGACTTCTATTACAGAGTAGCAGTAAGAATACAAGATGGCTTAAGAAGGTTTATAACCGAAAAAATCACGAACATAGAAAACAATCTATTGAACTTCAAAACTCTTTATTCTAAGTTAAATAATCCAACCTTCTTTGATAGAGAAGGTAACTTCTTGCAAAGAGCCAAGAGTATCGAGAACAATGATGCATTGGTGGATGCTATTTCAGTGATGGTTTCCTCTCTAACATTCTTCTTCGACCTTCAGGACACAACACCAACGAACCTGTTGAGGTCGATATATTACGCTTCTAATACCGAAACAGGCAATATCTATGAAATGCGAAAAGTGTATGAAGCTTACGAAAAGCTATATACATTCTTGTCCAATACATTTGGATTAGTGGAAGTAGGCTCCGGTGTTGGCTCTATTGAGGCTTCTCTGAGTGGCAAAGAAAACAGGCAGATTAGTATCGAGATTACCTCTGATACTATGAATCTAAACTTTGATAAGTCTGTTGGGCTAAACTTCGTCGATTCATACAACCCAATTTACAAGTTGGAAACAAACGGCACAACAACTAGAGCCCCAGTATTCCTACCAGCGGTATCGAGAAATACAATCTCTTCTACTGATCGTGTAGACGAGTCATTGGCCAGCCCAGCACCAGACGATACATTCTTGACCTATTACAAGCCACATTCTGTTTTCTTGGATAAGGATTATTTGGTACAAAAAAGAAGCATAGGAAGCATAGAAGATAACAACGATTACCTAGAGTATTTATCTATTCTATTAAATGATAGTATTAGACAGAGTATGCAAGACCGATACTCTGGAAGACTAGAGTTCTCCACAACGAAAAAGAAAAACAGAAAGAAGATTCTGCGTGGAGAAAAAGATGTGCAGTATTATCGCTATGTAAGTATTCTTGAGAGCTTAACAGATAATGGCATCTCAGTTGATTTTGACTTTTCACAAGCTTCTATCAATAGCAGTGTTAACGAGAACCGAGCAGAGGCATTGGAGGACGCCGAAGATAAAAGTAAGCTAGTGAACCTAGACGCTATATCTTCTAAACTACCACTTTCGCTTTCCAAAATAATCCAAAGCTCTAATGCTAACAAGACAGCAACAGCTTTGATCACTGATGCTCCCGGTAAAAACCCCTTGTCATTTACAGTATTTAGATTTAAGAACCCTCTAGGGGTAAGCTTCAACCCGAATGTTAAGATACCATTTCAGTATGATAGTTTTTCATCACCAGTAAGCGATCTTGTTTTATATGACTCGAATGAAAATCTAAGATTATTTGACACAGACAACCTAGCGTATTATTATTATAATTATGCCTTATTGGGAGAGACTAAGATTCTTACCGGATTTGAAGATCGTTCTATGAGGCCCATTTACTCCAATCTATCAGAGGATATTCTCGAAGAACAAAACTTAGGACTAAACACAAAGTACCTATGCAAGGTAGAGAAATACTCAAATGATGAGTTTTTGACAAACTTGTACGACCAAATAGATGAAAAAGTTATAAATCAGCATTTTGTTGTTGTCGAACAAGGACCTGATGAAAATCAACTAGAACTGTCAAGCTTGATTACTCAAGTTGTTATTACGGCTCCTGAGCCTCCGGTAACTGGAATAAGCTTGGCCGGCGACGTAGAGCAAATTAAGACTGTTAATGAGATAGGTTTCAATATATTTGAGAAATATTTTTCCACTTCAATCTATGTAGTGCAACCAACAGAGGTTAAGGAGCTTAAGTTTGAGTTCGACAGACCAAGCTTACAAGCGCCCGTATCTGCCACACCAGTGCAGACGATAGCACAAGCAGATAGTGGTATGGGATAATAGGAATGTCTAAGAAAGTTATTATTGCCAATACAGAAGTCATTTCCAATGATGATACTGGTGTTTCTGATCCATTTTATGAAGCATTAGGATCTTGGAGAATCCGTGGTCAAGGTCTTTTCTATAAGAGAAGAAAGAATATACCGTTCAGAATGGTTGTTAAGCAAGTTGAAACTTTCGGAACATCGAAGACTGATTCTGTTTTGGATTCTGGGTTTAAGGTGTCGCTAGAACTACAGCCCACCAATGAGCAAGGCGCAGAGAATATTATTTCGCGTATCGAACTAAACGAAAGGTACCAAGACTACTCTGCTGAAGTTGTACTCCCTGACAGTAGACAAGAAGTGATCGCTGATAATCGAGGCAACAACTCTTCACCAAAGCCAACAGTAGATGCTGACTATCTCTACATTCGAGAAAACATCGAATACGAAGATACCATTCAAGACGTAGCTGATGAGAAGTTTTTAGTTAATTACTATGAACCTAGAGTAAGAAACGTCAAAAACAGAAACAGTTATGTTAAAATGGCAAAGAATGTCCTTACACAGGCAACCGATGAACGCGAGCAGTATAGAAATATATTTATCCCACCAGAGAATGTTGGCCCAGTAATCGAGGCAAATAGCTTATTGGACGACACGAGCCAGTTTAGTTACGAGATAGAAGACTTAGACTACACGTCAGAAATACCCTTCTTGACAAAAGTAAAACTAAAAGACACTAATGGCGACATTGACCAGAAGCAAGATTTTGTAAATCTAGGAAACAACTATCTTTTCTATACCAATCAGGAGTCTAAAGACCCGGAAGGAGACATCGGCTCTCTGTTAATGCGCTGGCATCTACAAAATAGCGAAGCTTTTATCTCACAGCAATCGTTTAGTTATACATCTGTAGGGCAACCAGTTGTTAGCACCCAACTTTCTTCTTACTCTTTCCTAAACTGGTTTAACGATCTAGCACCTGCAAGATTGGGAGCATTGCCAGATGATATGGCAGCAATCAAGTTCTACAGCGTCGATGCACCTAGTATGGACTTGGCGGTAAACAACTATGATGATGTTCTAGAGTTCACTAAGACGTTAAACAGATTCGCAACAAGATACGTTGAAGAAACGCTTGGATCGACAAGTACGAAAAAGATATAGAATATTTTGATACCCAGACAATCTATGGTAAGCAATACACTTACGTGATTAACTACATGGTTGCCATTCATGGATGTGAGTACGAGTACGTTAATGTCCAAAGAAAAGATGACGGCTCATACATGCTGGAAGTTAATTGCTATCCTTCAATCAAGGTTGTTGAAGTTCCATCATTTATTGGTCTCGGCACAACACTGGCAGCCCCACCGCTAGTTCCAAGAGTAGAGATACTGCCGATTAGAAGACAAGAAAATAAAGTCAAGGTTGTTTTCTACTCTGGCTATGGAAACGAAATACAAAGGTCTCAACCGCTAACCAATCAAGATAATGTCAATAACAATGTTATTCTACAGAACAACTTCCTTACAAGAGACAACAGCTTCATTGAATACACAAGCGTATCAACAGTTTCAAACTTTGAAGTTTATGTTGCCACAAGGCCCCCAGACGAAGATATTGACTACTCCAAGTTTACAAACTCGCAGTTTGCAAGCGTATCGACTCGGGCACAAGACAGTGATTTGTTAGCTGACTCTGCTGCCTTGGTGCTTGAGTTGAGAGAGAATAAAACTTATTACTTCACTTTTATAGCTAGAAATAGACTTGGCTTGGCCTCAAATCCTACAAATATTTTTAAAGTCAAGTATAACACAGAAGAGGGGATTTCAAGGCTAGAGTATGAAGAGTACATATTTGATGGACAGCCATCGACACGAAGAGAAACAAAGGCTCTGACAAAAGTGATCAACATTAGGCCAATATTCGCCCAAGTATCCCCGAACTTGGAAGAATCTAAGCTACTCGATGAAGATGGTGAGCCCGGTACTAGCAAAAACAAAAGAGTGTTCTTGGGCAACACCGATGATAACATGTTCGGGTTACCCGGTACCGGCAAGAAGTTCAAGTTCAGATTTAAATCCAAAAATACGAATAAAGTATTTGACATAAATATTACATGTGTTAATAATGAAGTAAAGACTGAATTTAATACTGAAAGTGATAGCATTTCGTTAGCAACCGATGAGATTCTACCAGAGAGATCAAGCCCTCTTGATAGCCCAAGAATAGATATAGGGTTAACAGGCACTGTTACAACGCCCTTTATAACGGTTGATAACTTCAAAAATTATGATATTTTAGAAGATCAGAACATCACTAGTAGAATTAAAAAGATAGTTCCTGTAAGTGACGCGAGAATGAAAGAAAGAAGAAATCTTATTTCTAAGCAAAGCAAACAAATTAGAGATGTTTTCCCTATAGATGACTAATTATAAAATGAAACAAGACGGTTTCTGGAGATAAAATGGCTTTTTTGGACAACTCAGGTGATATTATCCTTGATGCGGTTCTAACCGACACCGGTAGAATGCGTTTAGCTAAGGGCGACGGCTCTTTTAAGATTGTAAAGTTCGCACTTGGCGACGACGAAATCAACTACACCCGCTTTGATCTTAACCACCCAAGTGGTTCTGCATATGCGGATCTTGAGCTACTACAAACCCCAGTCCTAGAGTCTTTCACTAATAATACTTCTATTATGAACTCAAGACTAGTAACCATTCCTAGAAACAATCTCCTATACCTACCAGTTGTTAAGCTCAACGAGAACTTCGCTGGTACAGCCAGAAACACCGAGATCAACCAGTTCGCTATTGCTGTTAACGACGCTACAGTTACCACCTTCTCAGCCGTAGCTGGTGTTATCGACGGTACCGGAGCAGGGAACATTGATAATAATATTAGACTTGATCAGGGACTTGACACAACTCCTATTTCACCAAGCCGTGCTCTTGATCCTCTCTTGGTCGAGACTCAATATATTCTAGAAATCGACAATCGTCTTGGTTCAATCACCTCTATCCCAGAGAACGGAAGTGTAGCAGCGCCGCTAACATTCATTGATGATGACCAGATTGCTTCTTACACATTGTCACTTGACGCTGATCCTGATTTTGTTGATAGTATCACCAATACAACCTCAGGCGGCAACCAAGCAATCGCAGGCCCACGCGGCACTCGCCTCCGGTTCTCGATTCAGGCAAGCCTTGAGCTTAATGCAAGCTCTTTCTTGTTCTCGCAGCTAGGCTCACAGGGTACTTTGAGCAGCAACAATATCGACTTTATTGATACAACAGTTCGTATAACTGGTGGAACAACCGGTTACCGAGTTGATGTTCCTATTAGATTCATTAGAAACCGCTGATAACCAAAAGGTATTAAACAATGGCTAACACTTTTAAACTCATTCGTAACACAGATATTACTTCTGCACGTACCAATCTGCACGAAGCAATCCCTATTACTGGTTCTATTGTTTCTGGAACATACTCAGATAACAATATTAAGACTTATGCTCATGGTATGTTCGAGTCTGTATACGACTACCCTTATCTTTCATCTTCTGCTAACCACATCTTCGATGTAACTGTAGGGGCTAACCCGGCTTACTTAGATAGCCTCAGCGTCACATTGACTTCGCAAAATCAAAAGAAGAGAAATATTTACCAAGAGTTTGGACAAGTTCTAGTTGGCTATGATGTTACCGGTTCAATTCGCGAGTTTGATGTTGATGGCGTTCTCGGTACCGGCTCAACTATGCGTTCCATTGTCGCAGTACCTTTCTCAAGATTGTTGACAAAAGATGAGATCAAAAAGCAATCTTTCTCAATGATTCTTGGTGTATCTAGGTCGCATACGGCTCCTTTCGGAGAAAGAATCAAGGTTTTTGATTCCGGAGCACTGAACAGCTATAAGATTAACTCACCAGCCGGTGAATATGGTCTACTGTATGCAACCAACTCTTCTGGCTCCCCGATTAGTGGAACAGCAATCCAAGCTGGCGGGGCTAGTGCTCAACCAGTTGGCTTGGTATACTATCAGGCAGGTGTTGCAGTTCTTAACATGCCGGCTATCTTTGATGCGGGTCAGTCTTCAACGGGCATTTTGTCTACCTCTGTTTCATACAGTAACGATGACAGTTCGCAGGGAGCTTTAAGCACAGATAACATCAATACTTTATCTGCCGACTTCCGTAGAAGAATTTTTGATATTTCCTTTAACAACACTGTTGAACTAAACTCTACCATCTACTTCTGTAGGGCTGATCATAACGAGTTTAACTACTCAGCGAATCCGACGTATCTTTCATCATCACAGATTCGGGTTAAGAACAACTCAACTGATACCCCTGTTTCCTACTTTACTACCGTAGGTCTTTACTCTGCTGACAACGAGCTTCTTGCAGTTGCTAAGCTTTCTGAGCCACTTCGCAAGGACCCGACACAGAACTATACAATTCGCGTAAGACTGGATTACTGATGCTATGTCGATTTTTCGATTCGACAAAGAAGACAGGCTCTTCAATACAGTAAAAGCATACCCAGACAACGAATTCTTTATTTATAGTGCCAGCGTCTATTACCAAAACCAAAACGCTATTTCTGGTGCTCATGTTTCAAACGTCTATGACATTCCGACCGGCTATACGTCACTTTATCAGATAAATGTTGATCGCGAAAATGCCGATACTGGTTTGATCATAGGCGATAGTTCGTCTTTACTTGATGGTGGAACAAACGTAAAGAACTTTGGAATTGTATACCCTTATGTTATCAAGGGTCAAGAGTCCCTTTTAACAGATCCTATATTCAAAAACGTAACAAATGATACTTATAAGAAGACACAGCCCGGTGTAGTGTTGACAGGCTCTTATAATATATCAGCATCAATAGCTCGTGAAGAGTTTGCTACAAATCATTTGGCAACTCTAGAATCGAATAATGCGACAATCTTAAATGCGAACAGAAGTAAGGCAGTGTCAGACTTCCAGAACGCACAAACAATCCGTCCGCTTCTTTCTGCCTCTGCTCTAAAAGCACTAGAGGCAACACTCGATTACAACTCTATTCGCAGCCAACATTTCTTCTACTCAGCATCTTTCAAAGATGGACCTAAAAGGGATTTTGATGTTATTAGGTCCACTCTTGTTTCTGTGCCCTCTATCTTCTATGGCTCTGAGATAAAGCCCGGTTCTGTTAAACTTGACTACTATATTACGGGCACTTATATTGGAAGCCTTGTAGACAAGAAAAGAAATGGGGAACTTATACAGGTAAGCAGCAGTTTCGCTTCAGACAAAAACAACACAGTAGCAGGTATTGTTCTTTATCGCGAAGGTTTCCTGATTCTTAGCGGAGCATACAATTTGGATACTGGCGTTGCGTCACGACAAACAGTTAGCGACGGTACAAGTAACCCTAAATGGATTCATTGGGGCAACAGCATTACCACACCGGCAGATAAAGTTGGAAGTTACCGATTAACATTTCAAGGAACAAAATACACACATACAAACACGTATTTTGCCTCCATGGAGAAGGGACAACTTAACTGGTCAAACAATCCAACATTCTTGGAGCCTTCTTCTGCCGAAGGTTTAGGATTTGTTACAGGATCTACATTTGCATTTGAATCAGAACGTGTTATTAATAATGTAGTGAGTTCTTCTTTTGCAAATGTTTCGGCATCGTTTAAGAAAACAACTTACGTCAATAGGGTGAACCTCTATGGCGAAGATGGCCGCTTGGTGGCTGTCGGTAAGTTGGCACAGCCTTTCCGGAAAGACGAAGATAGATCTTACACTATCAAACTAAAGGTTGACATGTAATGAGACTACCGATTACAATCGTCTCGCCCACATTTATGAAGTTTATAAATATTATAAACGCTGGCATTATTGACACCAGAGCGATCACGCTATTTCCTTTTGTTATTTCTCGTGAGCCGATGAATGAGACAACAACTCGTCACGAGACCATTCACATCTATCAGCAAATGGAAATGTTTGTTATTTTCTTTTACCTGCTTTACGGCTGGGACTATCTTATGGGCTGGTTCAAGTACCGCAACATGACCGAGGCGTATTACAACATTCGGTTCGAGCAGGAAGCATACGACAATCACAGCGATCCTAACTACATCACAAACAGGCAACTATTTGCTTGGACGGATTATACCGTTTGATGATTTTATGATATTTCTACCTCTATTATTGGCGTTTTAGACTTTTCAATACTATTTAGTAATAGATATTGGGGCTAAAATGTTTGGCATTACCGAAGCCAAAGTTAGAACTTTATGGAAAAAGTTAGATTTATCAAGAAAGGGTAAGCCGCGATCAAAGAGACATAGCGAAAAAATATCTAAAGCCGCAAAAGAAAGATATGAAAGCGGCTTTCAAGTTTGGAATCTTGGTATTCCTTGCGATGCTATAACAAAAAAGAAAATCAGCGAAAGTAAAAAAGGAACAAAGCCTTGGAACTATGGAATACCTTGGGCACCCGAGGTAAAAGAAAAGATTGGAAATAAAAACAGAGGTAGAAAACATACTGCTGAAGCGAGAAGGAAACAGTTATTGAACACGCCTCGCGGCGAACAACATCATAACTGGCATAAAGTGGCGAGACGAAATATATAAAAGAGACAGTTATACCTGCTGCTTTTGCGGAACAGTAGGCACGACACTAAATGCGGATCATATAAAGCCATTTAGTTCCATTATCAGAGAAAACAATATAGAAAATAAAGAACAAGCAAGAAACTGCGATGCTCTATGGGATATGGAAAATGGAAGAACATTATGTATAAGTTGCCACCGCAAGACTGATACATATGGAGGAAACAGCAAATGATTTGCGGACTTGACATCAGTACGAGCATAACAGGGTATACTCTTATAGATCAAGATGGTAAGGTAATACTGAATGGTGCTTGGGACACGAGAAAATACAAAGACTTTTTCAAAAAAGCAGAAGTCGTCAAAGACGGCTTACATAAGATTTACGAAGAGTATGGAGACAGGATTGACGCGGTATACATTGAGCAATCACTCCAATCCTTCCGCTCAGGCTTTTCTTCTGCTAAAACTTTATCTACTCTTGCTCGTTTCAATGGTATTGTATCTTGGGTTATCTATAGCCATTTCGGCAAGACGCCAGAATACATTGCGGCGACATCGGCCCGCAAACTCTGCGGAATAAAGGTTCCGAGAGGACAAAAGGCAAAACAAGTTGTGATTCAGTATTTGCTTGACAACGAGCCTGCTTTCAAGATAGAATATACGAGAACGGGAAAGCCAAAGCCGTACTGCTTTGATATGGCTGACTCACTAGTTATTGCGAAGGCGGGTTACATATGCGAGAACGAATCCAAGTCGTAAGAGATGTTTTGGGCGATGGCTACAGGTCTAGAAACGAACATCTATTCCATTGCCCTTTTTGTAACCACCACAAAAAGAAGTTGTCCCTAAACTTTGAAAAGAACTTCTGGAAGTGCTGGACCTGCGATACAGCAGGCCGCGACATTGGCCGTCTTGTAAAGTTGTGGGGCTCTTACGAACTCCGTCAGGAATGGCGTGAGATAACAGGACAAATTGAAATCACTCAGTTTGAAAGACTGTTTATGGATGTTGCTCCGATTATTCACGAACAAGTTGTGCCTCTACCAGAAGAGTTTGAGACCCTAACAAGTGGAGGCTGGGACAAAGAAAGCCGAACCGCCATCCAGTATCTTTATGGTCGGGGCTTGACGGACCAAGACATCCTCAAGTGGAAGATTGGTTTCTGCCGTTCTGGGGCCTACGGTGGCCGAGTTATAATACCTTCCTTCTCTGCGAAGGGTAGGGTCAACTATTTTATAGCGAGGTCTTATAGGGACGACTGGATGCGTTACAAGAACCCTCCTGTTTCCAAAGACATTATTTTCAACGAACTATACATGGACTGGGATAAACCGGTAACTATTGTTGAGGGGGTTTTTGATGCTATCAAAGCCACAAACGCAGTTCCGCTATTGGGCTCAACGCTTTACGAAGACACAAGTCTATTCCAAGCCATTATTGAAAACAACCAGCCGGTTTACCTTGCGTTGGACGGAGACGCAAAAAAGAAAACTAACCGCATTATCAAGAACCTTTTGTCATATGGCGTGAATGCCTACCTTATTAGCACAGACGGTTTTGAAGATGTTGGCGAAATGAGTTTGGACATTTTCCTTGAAAGGCAGAAATCAGCGACTTTTATCCCATCAAGTAACTATTTATTGAGTGAAATGTTCTCATTTTGAGGATAAGAGGATAAAATGAAAATCACCAAGTCACAACTTCAGTCTATCATTAAAGAAGAGCTAGAAAGAATAATGGAAGACGGTCACGACGACCTGCCTTCCGCCGTTAGAAAGTTGAAGACCGCTATGGAAGATGCACACGAGATTCTTGCTGGCCTACAACATCATCAAGGTGAGCTTCCTGCTTGGTGGATGAGCAAGGTAACCATCGCTGCCGACTATCTAAACAAGGCTCGCGACTACTTCCTCGTCTCTGGCGAACTAATGGAAGAAGAAGAGGTGGAAGAGCGTAAGCTTACTCCCGGCGAAAAAGAGTCCCTAACCGACCTTGAAAAGAAGGTTCCTATGAAGGACTTCATTGACCAGTATGGCGAAAAAGAAGGTAAGAGCATTTACTACGCTACTCTAACCAAGATGGCTAAGAAGCGATAACAAGTATAAAAAACCTTGACTCACCCTCCTCACAATGTTATTATAGTTGTGAGGAGGGTGTATGCGTTTAGCACACATCGGTGATACTCATATCCGAAACTACAAGTATCATCGCGAATACCGGGCCGTATTTGGCCAACTTTTTGAAAAACTAAAAGAGCAGAAAGTTGATGCGATTATCCACTGTGGAGACATTGCTCACACGAAAACACAACTTTCACCAGAATACTTCCAGTTGGCTGCCGAGTTTTTGTCTGGGCTTGCGAACATCGCACCGACTTATGTTATTCTTGGAAACCACGATGGAAACTTGAAGAACGGCAACCGTCAGGACGCCATTACGCCTATCGTAAATGCTCTACAACACCCAGACATTCACCTTCTGAAAGATGCTGGTGAGACCATTATTTCAGAAGACATTTGCCTAAATGTGCTTTCAGTCTTTGACGAAGACAACTGGATTTTACCAACGGACAAGGACAAGATTAACATTGCCCTTTACCACGGGGCCATCTCAGGCGTCAAGACCGACATTGGCTGGACAATGGAAGAGGGCGATCATACGCTTTCTATCTTTGAGCCTTTTGATTATGCTCTGCTTGGCGACATTCACAAGACCAATCAGATTTTGGATAAGGCCGGCAAGATCCGATACCCCGGCTCAACTATTCAGCAGAACTTTGGCGAGACACCAGACAAGGGTTATTTACTATGGGACATCCAGAGTAAAGATGACTTTACTTGCGACCATCACATCTTGGACAACCCTACGCCTTTTATTACCATTCCTCTCACAAAGACAGGCCGTATGCCGAAGGGTTTTGACGCTCCAAAGGGTGCTCGCCTTCGTCTTATGTCGCAAAATAACCTCTCAGTTCAGCAAATGCACAAGGCTATGGATGTAGCACGCCAGCGTTTTAAACCTGAAAGCATTACATTCCTGAACCGCTCTGCTGGTCAGCGTGGCGATATTGAACGCTTCACTCCTGACTTGGAGCGAGAGGACCTTCGCGATGTCGCAGTTGTTGAGGCTCTTATCAAAGAGTATCTAAAAGACTACGAGATAACAGAAGAACTTCTACAAAAAATCTATGAACTCAACAGAAAATACACTTCTATTGTTGAGGAGAATGAAGAAGTATCCAGAAACATCAACTGGAACATCAAGAACCTGTGGTGGGACAACTTGTTCAACTACGGAACAGACAATCACTTGAACCTTGACCGTATGAACGGTATTGTTGGTATTTTTGGAAAGAACTTCTCAGGCAAGTCCAGTATTGTTGATAGCCTTCTTTTTACTCTCTACAACACAACTTCAAAAAACGAGCGTAAGAACCTAAATGTTATCAACCAGAACTGCGACAGGGCAACTGGTAAAGTTGAAATCATTATTGACGACCACATTTATACAGTTGAGAGAGAAGCAGAGAAATACCAAAAGAAGTTGAAGGGTGAGGTTACAACAGAAGCCCGCGTTGACCTAAACTTTGAGCGTATGAATCTTACAACTGGAGAAGTAGAAAGCCTCAACGGTCTAACCAGAAACGATACAGATAAGAACATTCGTCGTGTATTCGGGACCATTGAAGACTTTCTAAACACTTCTATGTCCAGTCAGTTGGATAGCCTATCGTTTATTCGTGAGGGCTCAACCAAGCGTAAGGAGATTTTGGCCAAGTTCTTGGACTTGGAGATTTTTGAAAAGAAGTTCAAGTTGGCCAAGGAAGCCTGTTCTGACCTCAAGGGAGCCTTGCGTCGTATGGGCGGCCGAGACTTTGAAGAAGAAATAAAAGCGGCTGAGAAGGTCCTTTACGAAGCCGAGAAGACACTTATCTTGAAGACAGCCGAGTGCCGAAACCTTGGCGAAGAAGCCGACGCCCTAAGACTTGAAATCTCCAAGTTGGACGAAAAGATTTCTTCTGCTCCGTCAGAGCCCATCAACATTAAGAAAGTAAAGCGTGACTTGACTTCCCTGCGAGAGCAGTTGAAGGCAGCCGAGGCACTTGTTGTATCCAATGACGAAGAGGTAAGGCAAAATAAGGGTCTTGTAAAGAAGATGAAGGAGTTCTTAAACAACTTCGACCTAGAAGATCTAAACCAGAAGGAAAAGCAATTTTCTATTCTTCTTCGCCAGATAAGCAATCTGGAAGACCGCATTACACAGGTCAATAAGAAGAAGGAGCTTCTAACCAAGGTTCCTTGTGGCGACAGCTTTCCTTCTTGCATGTTCATTAAAGACGCCGTTGATGGTGTTGGTGAAGAGAAGGCACTGCTTGACGACCTTGCTGCCCTACAGAACGACCGTGAAGAACTTGCTGCCCTAAACATTAGCGACAGCATTGAAAAGCACAACTCCATTTACGAGAAGTTGCGTCGCCTTCAAAAGAACACTTCCAAGTTGGAACTCGCAAGTGAGCGAGAGAAGAATAACATTACTCATTATAAGCAAGACATACTTGACTTTGAGGCAAAGGAAAAGACCTATGAAGACAATAAAGAGGCTATTGAGAACCTTGAAAAGTTGGTTTTGGCCAGAGATACCGCTTCTGCCGACCTACTATCTAAGGAGCGAGAGATCGCAGGATGTAACTCTGAAAGTAACACTCTCCAAAGATCAATCGGATCCTCAGAGCAAAAACTAGAAACACTAAGAGAGCAGGAAGAAGAGCAAGCAAACCTTCGTCAAGAGTTCGCTGCTTACGACCTATACATGCGTTGTATGCATTCTAATGGTATTGCTTACGACATTATCAAGAAGAGCCTTCCGATTATCAACGAGGAAATCGCAAAGATACTTGCGAACCTTGTGGACTTTGAAGTGTTCTTTGAGGAAGCCGGTCGCAAGTTGGAAATCTTTATCAAGCATCCCAACCACGACCCAAGACCGCTTTCTATGGCGTCAGGTGCGGAAAAGACAATGGCTGCTATGGCTATTCGTCTTTCTCTTCTCGCCGTATCTAACTTGCCGAAATCGGACATCTGCGTGTTGGATGAACCGGGAACAGCACTTGATGAAACGCACCTCGTAGCATTTACTCAAATGCTGGAAATGGTCAAAGAGAAGTTCAAGACTATTTTCCTTATTTCTCACCTTGACGCTTTGAAGGATGTAGCCGACATTACCATTGAAATCGGCAAAAAAGATGGGTTTGCTTACGTCAGAGAAGACTAATTAAGATAAAGGAGTTCATTATGAGCAGAGTAAAAGGATTAGTAGATAAGGGACTTGAAAAGGTCCTATCACGCAAGCTTCTTGTGTGGCTAACAGCAACTGGCTTGGCTGCTGCTGGGACAGTGGACAGCGCCGATTGGGTAGTCATTTCTGCTCTTTACCTTGGTGGACAGTCTGTTATTGACGCTATCGCCAAGTTGAAGGGCCTTGATTGATGGACCTCATCAAGAAATACTGGAAGGACATTTTACTTGTCCTTCTGGGTTTCTCTTTTGCTAGTGGTTGGCTCTACCACAATAACTCTCTGGAAGACGTTATAGCAATCGCTGATGCGAGATACAAAGAAGAAAAAGACCTTCTTGAAAAAGCACACAAGCGAGAGTTGGAAGAAAGAGACGAAGCATTAGAGGCTTACGAAAGGGTTGTTGCTTCCTTGGAGAAGCAATACCTGCGTCGTATTGAGCAGTTGGAACGCGAGCGAGACAAGCGTCAAGGCGAAATAGCACGCATCAGAAAGAACAAGCCAGAAGAACTAAGAGCCATCATTGAAGACGAGTTTGGATTTGAGTATGTTGAGTAACTTATTGAAGGGCCTTCTTATGGCCCTGTTCCTTGTTTGGCCCACAGAAGCATCGGCTGCCGACCAAGGGCAGTTTACCTTTTTAGACAAAGGCGAGCGAGCACCTTTCCGAGCAACCTGTTTTGACGACTTTGCTATTGGAAAGGTTGTGACTTGGAAAGAGTTTCTTGGAAAAGAGTTTGAAATCAAGCACGAGTTGGAGACGGAAAAGTTGAAGGCTCAGCACGCTCTTGAAGTTCAAAACTTGCAAATCTCTCTGGACGTGTTACAAGATAAGTATAACGTAGGCGTTGAGACCCGAGATAAAGAAATAGAAGAGTTGAGAGGCATCATCTCAAAGCAAAAGAAGCTCAATATTCCACTTATTGTTACAGGTTCTGTGCTTGGAGGGGTTGCCGTTGGGTTCGCAAGTGCTTATGCTATTGATAACTTATTGAGCAGGCCATGAAAAAGAACTTTGACGAAATCGCAAACTTTGAAAGAGCCATTTCAAAGCGTTGGGGCAAAGAAAGTATTGAGAACCCTCGCAAGCATTGGAACGAAGAAAAAGAAGAAGAGTTTAAGAAGCAAGCCAAAGAACTTCACGAAAAAGAGTTAGAACATTGGGACAAAGAAACCAAAGTAGAACAAGACGGCTTTTTTGTAACTGAAAAACTATTTAGTAGAGGAAACTTATTTATAGATAAGTGTCCTGTCTGTAACCGACAGAGCCGAACAGCAAAAGACGACGTTTACATTCTAAAATGGGACTGTTGTACCAAGTGTCACGTTCAGTGGGTTGAGGGCAGAGAAGAAAGATGGAAATCAGGTTGGAGACCAAAAAATGAACATTCTTGAAATAGTAAGAGCAATCTCAAACATCGTTTCTGAACTTGGTTACGATGGAGCCCGCATGAAGGACGGATCCCCAGTGGAGATCGGCCTTAAGAGAGAAGAGGGATGCCCCATCGTTGATAGCCGAGTAATGGACGGTTTCAAAGTCATTCAGGACATCGTAAACTTTATCAAGAAAGAGTTCCGCGCCGCAACCGGCAAGGCTCTTACACTAACTCCTGTTGGCGAAGTTCAGGTTCTTGCCCAGAACACCTCCAAGGTGCGATACTTCGTAACTGCTAATAAGACCTTCTCTATTGGTGGTGTTGAAGTTGATCCAGTTCGCGGCCCAAGCAAGGACAGCATTGAGGCTTCTTTCAAGGCATACCTCGAACTGCCTACTGAGTAATGCCCCGGTTAACAAAAGCCCACATAGTCAAAGAAATCGTCAAGTGCGGTAAAGACCCAGTATACTTTATCAACAACTTCTGTAAGATTTCTCACCCCGGCAAAGGTCTTATTCCGTTTGCTCTCTATCCTTATCAGGAAGAGTTACTTCAAGACTTTGTGGACTATCGCTTCAACGTAATCTTGAAAGCCCGTCAGTTGGGTATTTCGACTGTATCAGCCGCATATATTGTGTGGCTTATGCTTTTCTACCGCGACAAGAATGTTCTGGTTGTTGCGACCAAGTTTGGTGTTGCTGCTAACTTGGTAAAGAAAGTAAAGAACATAATGCAAAATGTTCCTGACTGGCTGCGTATCGCAGACATCAAGATTGACAACAGAACTTCGTTTGTCCTTACAAATGGTTCAGAAGTAAAGGCTTCCTCAACTTCCGGCGATGCTGGTCGTT